ATGTTAAGCGTTTTATTAGGTAAACCACCCTTGGTTATTTTATTAAAATAATCTAAATCAAAAGGTATTCTATCTTCTTTACGATTATAGAAGTCAAACCTTTCATCACTATTGTCAATATAATCATGACCTATCTTTTGGTCAAATGATACTCCAAGAGCTTCAGATAGTATTTCAGGTATAGCACCTTCACTTCTTAATTTGTCTTTACCATCAATGATTGTTATTGAATCCATGATAGCATTATAGACTGCTCTTTCTTTACACCATTTTTCTGCTTCAATAATTAAATAATCAGTATCAACATCTGATTTATCAGCAATTTCATTTACTAATCTTTGAGCATTATTTAATATTTCTTCTGAAGCATTGACTTTTTTAAGTTCAAGTTCTAAGATTTTTGACGTTGGTAATTTATTATGTTTGCCAACAAATTGTACAATAAGGTCGAATACCGTTTTGTGTGTACCTTCAAAATACTCATTTTTTAAGTATGGTACTACTCTTCTACAGAATTCTTCGTTATGAAGAAGATGATTCAGTATGTGTGTCGGTAGTTGATTCTCCATGTCCTATTCCCATTATTGATTGATTAGTTTCTTTAGCGTAATCTAAAGAATCTGTTATTATATATTGTAGTACAGAACCTAAATAATTTTTGAATGCTTCATCACTATTAAGTTCGTCTACACTAAACTCGCCTGGGTCTTGGACTGTAAAATTAAAACTTAATGTTGCCATATCTAAGTTTTCGTCTTCTTTAACTCCAACTTGTCCATATACAACTATTACATCTTTCCAAGTCCCAGTTTTAAGTAGCACTCCGTGAAAAGCGCTTGATTCGTTTTCGACTATCGAATAGTCTTTATCTGTTATTGTATACATTATTCAGTTTCTATATCAAGGTCAATATCAATCATTGGTCTATGACCGATTGAATAATACGTTTTGACAAATTCTTTAAAGTCAGTATTTTCAAAGACTGGTTGCCAGAACTTTTTCTTAAGAGTATCTTTTTCTCTTACTTTAGGTTCTAGTATTTCGCCTGTTTCCATATCAACTGCTGCATACCAACCAACATTTGGTTTAGTGACATATCCACCAGCCATTGCTACATCGAGCAATCCACTATATTGTTCTATACCACCTTCCCATGAAACGCTTATTGGAATTTTAGACTGTTCTTTTACAAATCTAGATTTCTCTACTTTGATTATAAAATGATACCCTTGAATTTCAGTACCTTTTTTATCTTGACGTCTTCCAATAATCCAGATATTATCTGCTGAATAGTAGATACCTGTTCCACCACCAACAACATCTTTTGGAAATAATCCAATCTCTTTATATGTATGGTTAACAGCAAGTAAAGGGATATTCTTCATAGTAAGATAAGGAGTGACCATTCTGAATAGTCCCTTTAATGCTTTAGCTCTCGTCATGTCAGCAACTGACTTTTCGTTGAGAGCGTCTTCCAACTCTTTCTTAGAAGCTAAGTTTCCAATAGAATCAATAACAACAATTACTTTATCGCCTCTTTCTATGTTTTCGAGTTGGCCTACTAAATCGAACTTAAGTTGTTCGACATCTGTAATAGGTGTGTGTAATACTCTGGATGTATCAATCCCAAACGTTTCAAAATAAGATTGTGGTGAACCAAACTCTGAATCGTAAAAGAGCATTACTGCATCTTCATATTGCTTCAAATAGGCTGCTCCCATCAGCAAAGCAAATGAAGTTTTAAAATGTTTTGATGGACCTGCTAGAACTGTAAGTCCTGAAGTAAGTCCTCCTTCGATTTCGCCTGACAATGCAACATTTACCATTGGCACATCAGTAACGATTATATCCTTTTCAGCAAAAAGTACTGAATCAGATAGAATAGCTGTATCTTTAATTTTACTATTCTTTTTTAATTTATCCATTATAGACATATTATCTTCTCCTGGCTTTTGACGGCCTATTAAATGCATCATTCATGCGTTGTTGTTTACGAGTTCTTGCTACTGCTTCAGCCTTTTTTCTTTTTCTTTTGGCTGTAGGTTTTTCATAGAACTCTCTTTTTCGTACTTCTTGTACGATACCTGCTTTCTCGCAAGCTTTCTTGAATTTTCTAAGACCGACATCAAAGGGCATTTCCTTTGCTGGTCTTTTATCCTTTGGATGTCTCTTCCTAGGACGTAAATCAATACTTGGCATAGTCACTCCTATTATTTATTTTCATATAGTATATTATATCATAAAATCAGTCAATTGTAAACTGTTTTTTTCATATTCATACGTTCTTTTTTTGTTATCTTGAACTAAGAACTTTGTGTCAATCATTTCAAGATTACCAGCTAAATATTCCTTAACCATTCTTGCTGGATGTTCAGCTGTAGTCACTGGCACATTTTGGCAAATATGATTTAATGACCTTTTAGGATTAAGTAATATAAAGTTATCTGGTAGTTTCATTAAAGATAGAGCTTCTCTTACTGTTAAATATCTATCTTCATCAGGATGAGTTAAGCATGTTGGCATATGACCGACAAAAGCTCCTATTTTATCTTTAGGTATTTCAGTTGTCTTTCTCATTATATTGCCACCTGCTTTCAGTTTATGATATTGTCTATCGCATTTCTTTGCTACATTATCATATCCTTTTTCACGCATCCATTTAGCAACTTCTTTATAAGTTGTTCTTTCTTCTATATAATCCATTGGATTAGTAGTTTTGTCTATTTTCTCTTGGAACTCACTATGGGTAATACCACCCTCTAACTCCTCTAATACATATTTATAATACGGCTCTTCGGAAGGAGTCTTATCGTTAGTTAATATTTGACTCATTGGGTCTTCTTCTTTTCTTTCAACTGCTCTTATATCGTCAGCTATCATGGTTGGTCTTTCTAATACGTAATCAAATAATGGTACTTCTTCTCCTTTCCAAAAGAAATAAAATGTTCTATCTCTTACTTGACTCAATCCATGTAATATCGATTTTGTTTTAAAGATACTAAAAGTATAGCCATTATCTTCTCCTATCTTTCTTAATCTTTTTACAACAGGTTCTCCCATCTTACTAGCTAACCTAGGAGCATTCTCTCCCCAAAATACTTTTGGTTGTACCTCACCAAGAACATATTCTGCAGACTTATACATCCATTCGTTCATAGGATTATTACTTGCAGCTGATGGACTCAGTGAGCTCAGCCCTGCACATGGGCATACAGTATTAATCACATGAACTTTTTCTGTGTAGCTCGCTCCCTCTGAGAGGTTCAAATATGGGACCTCATTGTTATAATAGTGTCTTAAGTGAGATTCATTAGCTTGAAATCCCTCGAACGTTAGAAAATACTTTGGCTTTTCTCCAAAGACATTTTCCATTGCTATTGTCTCTCCACCAATTAATGGTACTATACTCGCATAACTCATACGAAAAACTCCTCTAAACCTGCTGCTTCGATTCCATTCCAATATGGATAGAATTCTCTTGACAGATGAATTGATTGTGGCTTCTCCATATATTGAAAATCGAGTTCGCCTTTTTGATTATATAAATGTTGTGTCCATCTTATGATACCATATTCTTTTTCAATATAGTCATTAAACTTATTTCTTGCATCATTTCTTTCATTCCAAGAACCATAAAATGGTTGTCCTTTGTAATATCCTGATTGTGGTATTCTTCTATGTGGAGCTTCAATTGGTAATAATTCGTGTATCTTAGCTCCATACTTAAAAGCTTCTTCAATATATCTATCAGCTAAATCTTCTATTTTTAAACCTAATCGTATCACATGGTGACGTATGTCTATATTTCCAAAATAACATTCTAACTCTGTAAAGTCGTGTGGTATAAAATTATGAAATCCTTCGTTTAAAGCTCCATTCAAAGTCTTAAAAGGAACAGAATTTACTGTCCAGCCTGGACGATACATGCAGATGGAATGACTATCACCAATAACTATTTTACTAGTTGGATTAGGATAGTCCACTCTTTCAGCTGTATTGAACATTCGTTCTAGATTTACTAAATCTACTTCCATCCATTCCGGTTGAACTTCTTTCTTAGCAGATTCCAATTTCTGTTTAACCATCTCGTGATACGGTGGGAAGTCGATTCCAATTGAAAAGACTCTGCCTTTAAACTTAGAAAAGTTGACAGTGTTCTTAACATAAGGAAAACCGTATACGCCACCAAACATATTAATTCCACCAGACCAATCAGTGCCGTGATAGACCCAAAGACTATCATAAACATTGTGGTCTTGAATTTCTCCACCATAGTTAACATCGCAGTTTCCATATTTCTCCTTTATCATATCTCCATACATTACTCCTGCAGCTCCTCTATGAGAACCTGGCCTTTTGGCAATAGGAATAAATGGACAATTAATTATATTTTTCATTACTTATATTATAACATACTTTTTGAGTTTTGTAAACTGTTTATTCAAAAAACTCAGTAAGTGTATTTGTCTTCTGTACACGCGCTACGCGTCTACGCGCGCATGCACGCTCGTCTTCACGTATCTGTAGGTATACACCGAACTGACAAGACAAAACTTCAGTCCCGTAGTACTTGAGAGAATCCTGTTCGAACTCAAACAATTTAGTACCATCTTTTTTATTTATATTGAAAGCTTTAGGATGGAATACTACATTTTCTGTAAGTCCAATCTCATCGCTATTTTCTCTCATAAAATAAATTGCTTCATCATATAATTTCTTTGGAGCATCTGGCCACATTAATTGTATTGTATATACTGCTCCTGGACCAGGCGAAACAAATCTTTGGTCATGATGATACTTCATTTGTGGTAATACAGATGAAGAAGCAGCTCCATGAAATCCGTAATAATGTCCAATGCCAGGTTGTTCTCTTAAAAGAGTATATATTTCTGACATATGATTACATTGTTGCATTCTTTCTAAGAAACCAGTATCTCTAAAAGAAGATACCCATTCACATACATCAAACGCATGAAACTTTCTATCTGGTTGATTATAATATTCTCTACAGTAGTTTCTTGATGCTGTTTGAATAGATGTATGTAATTCTGTTGTTCCCCAAATTGGTTGCTTATTCTTAACAGCTTTATCTAAATTAGCTTTAATAAACGCTTTATAATCGTTATCTTTATCTGCTATTCTATCAAAATCTACAAACTCATTATCTTGACCTGATGCAAGAAAATGAACTCCTCTTCCACCATAGAAATGAGATATAAATGTATTACCAACGATATTCATAAGTGACATATCAGCACTAGCAATTTCAGTACCAATAAATCTCATACGGTCATCAAGTGTAATTGTTGGATGAAAATATTCTACGTCTTCATGTAATCCAAAATCATTCTTGCCATGACGATTTACTGATTCGTATTTCTCATCGATATAACCAAGTTGTATATTAGACCTTTCATTGATTTTATATAGAAACCAATTGAACTCTTTCATAAGTTCTTTATCGTAATTCGACCAATCGTAATTATATTTAATACTTGACACGTTCCTCATTGTCTCTTTTAAGATGTACAATAGACAAATTAGGACATCTCTTTTTGATTTCCTTTATTTGTACTTCATCATCTTCAAAATGCATTTGTATATCTACACCCAATGATTGTAGCATATTAATCATTTGTCCTTTAAAGACGCCTGATGCTTTTCTACTATAAATTGGATTATCTTTTACTCCATTCGTAATATCAGGATTTGGCTGATATCTTTCAAGTGGATTCATATATAGTGTGTTATATATTCCTCGAGCTTCTAACATTTTTATTGTTTCTTCTCTGTCAGAAAAAGGCCGCCCTGTAATGATAATATCATCTTTACAGGGTCTTACGCCTGTGGTGCCTTCTCCAAAATAGATTACTCCGTCAATATCAAAACTATTTATTTTCATAATCAGTCTTGCTATCCTGGAACGTATGCGGCAGTTTTGCTGCCTTGGGTCTATTTTCTTTTAGCTGAGGTTCAGTCATGCTCGTGACTGTTCGCCTTGCTAAAGCATCACATTCAAATTTGGCATCTTCAGTTTTTAATTGTACTGGAGGAGTCTTTTGAGTCCAAGCTGATGGACCTCTTAAATATCCTACAATACCCATTTCTGAAGCTACCTTACAAAATCTAACTGCTGAAACTACGACTCCACCTGAGTTAGGCGAATCTTGAACTGAAAGTCTTGCTGACATTTCATATCTAGCTCCTGCAAATCCATATCCAACCATATCAAAGTTAGCAATTTTATTATCAGATGAGATATAATCTCCACCTGGTTTTTGCTGAACTGTAAGCGATGGACCAGCAAATAAAGTCATGCCTGCTGTTGATTCATTTCTTACGATATTCTGTCCTTTAAGAACATTTTCTTTCGAAATATGTTTGGATTGTAATCTATATTGTTTTGCCATATTGAGGAAGTCAGTATTAGCTGTTCTTCCCGTTCTGATTTGCTCCTGTCCTTGTGTAGAACCAGCAGCCATATTCATTTGAATATGTTGAGTAATCATTAGACCTGAGTCTAACATAGCACCTTGCAGAACTTCAGACATTCTTGAAGCTCCCCAGGCTGACCTCATGTCTGAACCAACAATTGTTAATCCAGCATCGATAAATCTTTGCTCAGTTGTCATAGCATCTTCTGTTGAGATTAATGTTGGTATACAATTAACAAAGTGTACACCTGCTGCTAAAGCAACATCAATCCAGTATTTTGAAGCTTCTTCTGAACCAACTGGTAAATAATTAACTAATACATCTACATCATGATACTGTAATAATTCAACAGACCTTTCAAAAGATTCTGCTGGTACAGCTCCATTTACAAATGTGACTTCATCCGGATAGTCATGCATGTGAGGAGCTATTCCGTCCATTTCTGGCGCTGAATAGACCATTGCATCTCTATCTACACATGAAGTATTAGCTTTTGTTGTTATTTTATCGACATGGTCCATAGCGCAATTAGGTTTAGCTCTTAAAGCCACCGCTAATTTCTTGTTTACTTTCCTTTTATCGATATCAAACCCAATTACAAACTCAAGGTCGTGTATTAAATATCCTCCGATATCTTCATACATAAGACCAACTTTGTCTTCAGGATTTTCGTTGTAGTATTGTACGCCTTCCACTAAGGATTTTGCACAACTTCCGACACCTACAATGCCGACTTTTATTTTTGACATATTTTTCTCCGTTTATATCAGTTTATTTAAGTGAGGAATTTGACCGGGAGTTCCGGAGTAGCTCACTATATACTATTAGTTATAACACTTATCAGACCACTTCCGAGGATAATGATTGCTGCTGTGTTTAAAATTATCAATGCTCTATCTTTCCAGATATTCGCGACTATTAACCAACCTGTACATCCTATTAAGGACAACACTTGGTCGTACATTGCCAACTCAGGATTAGACCTGGTTGCCATAGCAGCTAAAAGAATAACTGAACTTATCCATTTAACATACCAATCTATTGTATATTTTGGAGTAGCACTCTTATATATACGTTTAGAATTTCTAATTTCTTCTTCAGTGAATTTCGGTAAATTCATATTTGACTCCTGCTTCTTTAAAAATTTCATCTGTGTTCTCTATTGCTTCTATCCATCTGTCTGGAGTTCCTTCAGATAATGCAACTACTCTTGATACTCCAGCTTGTATTATGCCTAATGCACAATCACCGCAAACTGGTAAACCATAAATATAAAGAGTAGAATCTCTTAATGATATACCATTTTCTGCAGCATTATATATACAGTTCATTTCAGCATGTACTACATATTGATACTTAAGTTCTCTATTATTGTATCTTTCTTCAGTATCTTCTATACCTTTTGGAAATCCATTATATCCTGTAGATAATATTTTTCTATTTCTTACTGCAATAGCTCCAATTTGTCTACTTGGGTCTTTACTCCAACCTGATACAGATTTAGCAATATCAATAAATCTATTATCCCACTTACTTAACAAGGTCAAAATGCCTCTCATAAACATGTAAGTTTTGTACTTGCCAATACATATGACCAAGTTCGACATGAACACCACTAAAATATAAATCTTTTTGTAATTTTACTTGTACATATCTTTGCCATGCATAGTCGTTTCTATAACCAAACATTACATCATTGCTTCTCATTTGTACAGCAGCATGTAAGTATCCGTCACGAATATAATAAGTCACAGCATTAGTACAAATAAAATCATTCTTACCGTTTTCTTTATATTCACGCCATATACTTGGTCTTTGATATATCATTGAAGCTCTACGAGAATCAGGATTAACTTCACATAACTCTTTTAAGACTTGATGATATTGTTTATGGTATTTTTTACTGAATATAAGATGACCATAATTAGAATTGATTTCACCATGAACATTAGCAGTATACTGCCAAGCTTGAGGTGGTTCTTTGTCTCCTTCAGGATAGATATCTGTTATATTAGTAGAACATGATTCATACCAATCGATTTCAGCTTGGATATACTCTTGATTTGGAACACCAAATATTGCTGGTTTATCAGCAACAAAAGATGCACCAATAATTTCTATAGTGTTAACTCCTGTTTTGTCTTTTACGTAATTGCCAGCTTTAAGATGTTTCTTAAATATTTCTGCAATATCTGCTGTACTATTCACTTGATACATTCGGCACCTTTTTGTTAAACATATCTCTTTGCGGGTCTTGGCCTTCCATCTTACCTCTAGCATAAGCAACTGCAAAAGAACAATAGTTAATCATGTCTTTATAAGTATCTTCAATGCTTTCGAAGTTTGGGTCATCAGCTGATTCAAGTAATGATGTTGCACGCATCATTTTGCCAAGAATAATATCATGAATCGTATCAATGCCACGTCTATAATGCATAGCTTGGACTACTGTAGATTCTGAGCTTTGATAGTCTTGGGATTTTTTAGTTTGTAATTCTGCACATTCTTGCAGGACTCTTAGGCTTTCTTTCATTCATATCTCCATTAAATAATAATAGTATTATTATATCATACTTTGGGCTAAATGTAAACGTTTTTTTTAAAATATTTTACTACTGGTGTGTTTACGTAATTCATCACCTTTGCCTTCAAAGGTAGTTATTAATTTCATTTTACTAATTGGCCAACCGACCATAGTTCTTCCATCTCTAGTTTCAATTTCTTTTGTATCTTCTCGATCGATACATTCCCACAACATTGCGTCAGGGGAGTTGTCATATTCAACAAAGAAAAGACGGTCAACGGATTTACACTTTGGGACTTGATTTTTCCAAGCCTTGTTTACTGTAAAATAACCAAAGGGATGTCGATTCTGACATTTTACTTCGGCTGTTTCATCTCCTATCATTCCATCTTTCTTACTATCATATTTGTCAGTACTTTGTACTCCATTATAATAATCAAATACTAATTGTTCGGCTGCATAGCCCATCTTTTCTTTTTTTGTTGTATACATAATTTATTTTGCTTCGTAAATAATTCCTTGTTCATTTAATGCGGCTTTATTCCACTTGTGTCCTTGTTCTGTCTCATCTTTTGATTGACCAAAATATGGAACAGCATGATAATCTTTTATCATTTGTTGATTGACACTAAATGCTGATTCGCCTATAAAAAGTTCTCCAAGTATTCTACCAAACTTTCCTTTGTCATGAGATTGTAGTTGAACCTTCTGGTCTTTTAGTAAATCTTCTAAGTGATACTTAGATTGTTTACCATAAAACTTTTCTTCTAAATCTCTTGTTCTAGATTCTGGTGTATCAATACCCATCATTCTAACTCTTTGTTTTTTATAGACCATTCCAAATCCTAAATCAATATCCACATCAACTGTGTCTCCATCTACGATTCTTGTGACCTTTACGTTATATCTATAGCTCATCGTTAGTTTCTCCTATTACTGCTTTAATATGTTCTGCATCTACAATAACAGCTGCGTTTCCATCAACATTTACCGGTAAAGCTTTTGACCAATCTAAATAAACTCTTTGGCCAGTAAGAATGGGACCTAAAGCGCCTGTAGATACAGCTAAAACTAATCCTGGTTTACTTGCGTTGTCAATCGATTCAGTAAGTATAATACCACCTGCGCTTTGACTCTCTTTTTGCACTTCAGTTATAAGTACATTATTTCCTAACATTTTCATAATAAGCTCCTATTTGTAGAATATATGATTATTTATAATAACCGTCTGGTTAAGTGAGTCAGCCCAATAAGGATTGACTTGATCGTTATGATAATGAGTAGCTCCTTCGGTAATATCTGGATAATGGCCTTGTACCACATCTCTTGCTACTATCATTGATTCATACCATGTTGGACTTTCTTCTGGGTCATCAGATTTACCATCACAGAACCAGCTAAATTGACATTGATTTCTTATTGGATGCATATTACCTAACCAATTCTCTTGCCATTTAGCCTGATATATTACCTCACATGCTGTGTCTGGATAATTAGAATGTTTTAATCTATTAAGGACAACATTTCCAACTGCGATTTTGCCTGCAATAGGTTGATTACCAGCTTCAAAGTAAATATTTTGAGCCATACAATATATTTCATTATTTGCATCGCTTGCTCTTACTGCTGATGGTAATAGTAATATTATCATTAAGAATGCGCCAAAACCCATTCCATATAAAAATGCTTTATACTCTTTGTTCATATATTATTTTTAAACACGAAATCGATAGCTCGTGCAGCCTCCTTTTCTAAATCTCTTTTCTGATACCAACTACCTGTATCTAAATCTAAATCTCTACATATGTATTCGATTTCTTTTGCGGTAATTGGATAACCTTTTGACATAGCATTACCAGCAGTTGTAAGCATGATTTGATACATTTTTGCGTACCAACCTGTACCTGTAATACCTTTATATTCGTCAACTTGTTTTTTATTTACGAAAGGACAATCACGATATGAAGTCCATGTAAAATTAGTATTGTTCAATTCATTCCTTTTTCTTTCAAGTAAAGCTTTTTGTATTGCTGGTGGAAATCTATCGAACATTGTTTGATTAGGTTTGACGTATGGAAACTTATCCATCAATACGTCGGGATTCATAATCTCTCCATCATGAGAGAATATAAAATTGAAACTGTTTTTATATTGAGCAGGAACATAATACATCCTACTTAAGTCTTTGGTTTGAGCATCAGCAATATCACCAATCTCTTTGTTTAAAGCAAACCAAAAATGCTTTATATTATCTTTTTCAACTGTAGAAGTTAAAGTAAATACTAATC